AGACGGAAGCAAACGCAAGCACATTGAAACAAAGCCAAGCAAAGCCAAGCAAAGCCAAGCAACCGGAAGCAGACGAAAGCAACGTCAAGCAAAACGCATATATACAAGAACAAGAACAAGTAAAAGAACAAGAAAAGAATATTGGTGGTGGTTACGTAACCCCAAACCCCTACGACGACGTGACGGACGACGAACCGCGGCGAATGCGGGAAGAACAGGCAGACGTGGAGGCTGTTGCAAAGCGCATGGGTTTACCCGCCAGTGCTTCGGGCGACTTTGACGCGATGGACAGACTCAGGGCTGAATACGGAGCTGAAAATCTGCTGAAAGCCATAAGCAGAACCCAAGGGGCGACGGAAAAAAGCCGATGTTGGCGGTATGTCGAGGGCATTCTTCGCAAGGAGAAAGAGCGAGGATACACATGGGCGGACAAACCGCCTGACAGCGTGGGAGGGATGAGCTATGGACGATCCGTACCAAAGTCTCACCAAAGAGATCTCTGAGCGCGAATTTTGCGGCGCAATCATCAAGGGCGACACAAAGGCAAGCGATTCCGGGCTTAAAGCCGAATGGTTCACAATCCCGTTCTGCCGCCGAATTTTTGAGGCCGCGCTTGCGCTTGAGAGGCAAGGCCGTCCATGCGATATCCCGACGCTTGAAGGCGTGATTTCTGACGACGACCTTGAACAGGCTATCGTTGTCGCCACGGAAACCGTCACAACGGCGCTTGCCGAACAGCAGGCACGGAATATCCGGGAAGCGGCAATGCGGAAAGCGCTTATCAAGACGTGTCTGGATACAGTCAAGAGCGCGAACGATGGCGAGATATCCACGTCGGAGCTGCTCAACGGCGCGGTGGTGCGTCTAAACGAGTTGGGCGGACAAACAGACGACGGAGACATTATCAGCGGCACAGACGCGCTTTGCGGCTTTTATACACGACTCACGAGCGGAGCGGTTGAACCCATCGCAAAGACAGGGTTTCCGAAGCTCGATCAATCCTTGCTGATTGCGGGAGGGAAGCTGATTGTTGTCGGCGCACGGCCTTCCGTCGGCAAGTCTGCGCTCCTGCTGCATATGGCCGTTCGAGCGCTGGACGCAGGCAGAAGAATCCTGTTGGTATCTTGCGAGATGGGCGCGGACGAGGTCGTCGGGCGTGTTGTGGCGCAGAAAAGCGGCGTCTCGGTGGACAAAATCGAACGCCACAGCCTGACGGAAGACGAGATCATCAAAGTCGCTGACAGCTTTGCAGAAATCCCGTCAGAGAGGTTCTGCATCAGCGAACGGGCGCGAACCGTGCAGGATATTCGCCGAATGGCGCTGAGGACGCGAGCACATGGCGGGCTTGATTTGATCGTGGCTGATTACTTGCAGCTGCTTGATGCAGGACAGAAGACAAACAACCGTGCGGAAGCAGTCGGAGTTGTCACGAGAGGGCTAAAGGCGCTTGCGATGGAGCTAAAAATCCCGGTTTTGACCGCTTCACAGCTCAACCGCGCGAGCGAGCGGAACGACGAGCCGAAACTGTCAGACCTCCGCGAATCCGGCAGCATCGAGCAGGACGCAGACGCGGTACTTCTGCTGCATGCGCCGAACGACAAGGACGACCCGGAAAGGAAGCTGTTTCTGGACAAAAATCGGGGTGGTCGATGCGGAAGGATTACGCTGTATTTTGACGGCGCGACCATGAGATTTTCAGAAATGCAATGACGGAGGAACAGACCATGAACGATGTGACGATTTTCCGCAAGGATGAGTTCGGCACGGTGCGAGTGCTGGAGGAGGACGGAAGGACGCTATTTTGCGGCTCGGATGTGGCCAAGGCGCTGGGATATGCACGGCCTAATGATGCGATTGCCGCGCATTGCAGGGCTACGGTGAAACACAGTACCCCTATCAGCGGCAAGATGCAGGAAATCAATTTCATCCCAGAGGGCGACGTTTATCGCCTTATCACCCACAGCAAGCTCCCGGAAGCGGAGAAATTTGAGAGCTGGGTGTTTGACGAGGTCATCCCGAGCATCCGCAAGACCGGTGGCTACATTGCCGGTCAGGAGATGATGGACGACGACCAGCTCTTAGCCAACGCTCTGATGGTTGCACAGCGCAAGATTGCCGAGCGGAACAAACAGCTTGAAGCGGCGAACGCAAAGATTCAGGCCGACGCTCCGAAGGTGCTGTTCGCCGAGACGGTGGAGAAGGCGGAAGGGGATATTCTCGTCCGGCAGCTCGCGAAGCTGATGGTGCAGAGGGGATACGAAACCGGGGAAAAGAGGCTGTACGATCTGCTGCGGCGCGACGGCTTTGTGATTAAGGCCAACGCCAAAGACCAGAACGCACCGACACAGAGAAGCGTGGACATGGGGCTGATGCGGAGCATCGAGCGGACGGTCAGCAGCGCAGAAAAGACGTTTATCAGCTCGACGACCGTCATCACGCCGAAGGGACAGATTTACTTTTTGAATAAATATGCGCCCGAAAAGCCGGAGAAAAAGCGGCCGCCTGTTCAGGAGGCGATGACGCTATGCTGACGGAGGAAAAGCATGAAAAAGCAAGTGCCGACTGAATCCGAAGAGCAGCAGACCCTTTTTCGCTGGGCGGCGATGCAGAGCGGAAAATACCCAGAGCTTGCGCTGATGTTCCACATCCCAAACGAGGGGAAACGAAGCTGGATGACGGGCGGCAGAATGAAAGCTGAGGGGCTAAAAAGCGGAGTGCCTGACATCTTCCTGCCTGTCCCGCGCGGAGAGTTTCACGGGCTTTTTGTCGAAATGAAGAGGACGAAGGGCGGAACGGTCAGCGATTGTCAAAAGCTATGGCTGCATGATCTGCAAAAACAAGGCTATTGCGCGGCGGTGTGCCGGGGATGGTACGAAGCTGCGGAATGTATAAAAAAATACTTGGAGGGAAAAGCGTGAATAAGGTTTTTCTAATCGGAAATTTGACGAAAGACCCGGAAATGCGATCCACGCAGAGCGGCGTTGCGGTCTGTAACTTCGCGATTGCGGTCAATCGGCGGTTTAAAAACGCGAACGGCGAGCAGGAAACGGATTTTTTGAACGTCATCGCGTGGCGGCAGTTGGCCGAGCTGTGCGGCAAGTATCTTGTCAAAGGGCGCAAAGTGGCCGTGACGGGAAGCATCCAGACCCGAACCTACGAGGCGAAGGACGGAAGCAAGCGGACGGCATGGGATATCGTCGCCGACGAGGTGGAATTCCTGTCGCAGAACCAGCAGGGCAGCACACAGAGCGCGCCGGGGGCATACACGACGGCGGCGAGCAAAGACAGCGGGACGGCCTATGCGCCGCAACCACACAACGATTTTGGCGGGTTCACGCAGGTGGACGACGAAGAATTGCCGTTTTGATGGAGGGAAAGAGCATGCTGAACGAATTGCGCGATGAAATCTACGATGACGCGGTGAAACATGGGCTGTGGGACGAAATGCATGTTTGGAAGCTGATAGCAACGAATGAGGATTTCAGAAAAAGCGGCATAGCTGACGTGATTACTTATGCAAACAGCGACGAAACTAGAAAGAACGTGATTGCTGCTTTGTTCATTTCGATGGAAATTCGCGAGCTTATCTTTGCGACGGAAGACACAGATCACTTCCGTGAAGAGCTGGCAGACGTTATCATCACGGCGCTGTCTGCCGCCGGGTATCTGGGCATCGACATTGACAAGGCGGTGCGGGCGAAGATGGAGATTAACCGAGGGAGAGAGTGGAGGCACGGAAAATGAAATGCAAATGGTACGCCGATTTTGAAGGTGTCTGCACCAATGGCGAGTGCCCGTATCGCGGCGATGTGTGTCCGACGTGCGAACACCCGGAGGTGTGCAAGTATGCGGGAAACAGATACGAAGTGTCGGAACTGGTGAAAATCCTGAGGTGCGGCGCAGGCGACGAGCATAAATGCGCCGACTGTGCTGTGAATTTGAAAAATAAATGCGACAGAAAAGAAGCAAATCGGCAAGCTGCCGACATGCTGGAAAAGCTGACGGCGGAGAAGGACGCGAAGGAGCCGGAGCCGCCGAAGGAGGAAAAGCAATGAAAACGCCTGATGAGATCAAATTGAAGCCCTGCCCGTTTTGTGGTGGTAAAGTTAGCCTTGTTCTGTGCGATGACGAAGGAAATCTGCATGATGAGGCATATAGAGAACATCCCTATAGTGGGCTTGGCTTTATGCTTCACCACGCTCACGAGGAAAACCCGGAATGCCCGATTGCAAGCTATGAGTGCGATGGCGGGATTTTGGGCCGTGTGTATATTTACGACACGGAAGAACAAGCTACTGAAGCATGGAACCGGAGGGCTGAAAATGGCTAAAGCGGTACTTATCAGCATCCGCCCTGAGTGGGTGGAGAAGATTGCCAACGAGATAAAGACCGTCGAGGTTCGCAAGACAAAGCCATATTTGGACACGCCTTTCAAGTGCTATATATACTGCACAAACACAAGGCCGTTCCTTGTGTGGGGTGATGTTTTCCGGGGTGATTGGTTTACGGAGTTTACCCGTCTTTTGGGGTATGGCAGAGCAGAAGCAGATAGAACCTGGGACGTTTTCAACGGGCATGTTGCCGGGGAATTTGTGTGTGACAATATCCGCCCACTTATGGCAGAAAGTTTTATCGTAAAGGAAGATGCAGAAAAAGCCTTGCTGGGGACTAGCCTAACATCAGAGCAGATTAAAGATTATGCAGGGTGGAAAGGCAAAAAATGGTGGAATTGCAATGATTTGTACAAGTGGCACATTTCAAAAATGGAAATCTACGATACGCCGAAGCCGCTGAGTAAATTCAAGGGGTTGCGGAAAACGAAATTTGGATATGCGCCTGTTGAAATCAAACGCCCGCCCCAGAGTTGGTACTATGTGGAGGAACTGAAATAAGTGATTATTGTCTACCGGGAAAGGAAAGCCCGATAAACGCCAATCGAGCCGCCGCCTGTGACGAGTGGATTGAGCGGCAACGAACGGCGATTTCGGCGATTAAAACTTGCCGTCAACTTAAAAAATCCTTATTTGGCAATGAGAATGTGACGAATAAGGAGCTTGTAAGCCTGGTTTTGCAACTTAAATCCGAGAAGTGTAAAGGGCGAGAAGAAACAGAAACGGAGGAAGAACGATGAAAGCAACACCTGACGAGCTAAAGTATTACGCAAGCATTTGCAAAAAAGGTAATTGCAGCAGTCAATGCCCATACAACGATTATGAACGATGTGTCGAGACCATGATGATAGACGCGCTCGCCTACATCGAACAGCTTGAAGCGGAAAGAGAGGGAAAGAGCGATGAGCGAAACGCCTAAATGCCCATATTGCGGAGACGAAATGAAAATCCGCGTCTCTCTGACTACACCCGATTGGGGGCTTTTATCTGCGCAGTATAAGTGCATGACGTGTGAGAGCACATCGCCGCGCATAGAGTTTTCCGGCGGCACGTCGAATGACGAAATTATAGAACGGCTGCAAGCTGTGTCGTCGCGCCGCGCCGAGCCGAAGAACCGCGTTCTGACGCTGGAAGAGCTAAAAAATCATGCTGGTTTTTTATGGAACGAGAATCGATTTGAGAGTGAAGGTGAACCGGCATATGCAGAAAACGATTTTTTGTATGTCGGTAATGGAAATGTTGATTTAAAATTAAACATTTCAAAAATATACGGCAGGCGTTGGCGCTGCTGGCTGCGCAAGCCGACGGCAGAAGAGATGGAGGAAACGCCGTGGAACGGAGGTGCGGAAGAATGAGCAGGATTAAAGGACGCTATGTGGCTCAGGTCGTTATCGAGATGGATGTCGATGAGAATACGCCACATCTGAAAACATTCGAACAATTGCGGGATGCTTATAAAAATCAAATGACAGGAAAAATAAAGGATGTATTGACAGACGAGTTTGGTGAATCTTTTGTTACCGTGACCGTGGAAAAGCAGTTTGTGGACGTTTGGAGGGCTGGCGATGAGTGAATACATCGAACGGACATCGGAGATTATCCTTGCCGCCAATGCCGGGGCGAGGGCGATCGAGAATACAGAACGGTACCATGGGGCTTTCTACACAAGAGACGTTTTCGCCGATAATAGCGCGGAAATTGCATATTTGCAAGCAGCAAAGGTGCTGCGTGATATTGAAGATGCTCCCGCCGCCGACGTTGCGCCGGTGGTTCATGGACGGTGGGAAAGCGTTAAGAATCCAAAATACCCGGCGTATAGCCACGACAAATGCTCTATCTGTGGCTGGTGGAACACCAGAAATGCCTTGTGCTACGAAGAAGGCAGACGTGGTGGGCATAGCTTGAATTACTGCCCCAACTGCGGGGGAAAAATGGATTTGGAGGATGAAAATGGATAACGAAATAACTTACATGGACTGCTGGCACTTTGTCGCCCCAATGATTCCGGTGAACACCGACTACGCCCGGAGTATCTACTGCATGGTGTTCTCTGCACTTAAAGAAGCAGATGATAGACAGCTAAAAAAGAAGGGGGTGAAAAAAGATGAGGTGTGACCGATGTTGCCAATCAAACGACGAGTTGCAGCTTGGGATTTTCGATGAAACGGAGGAAATGGTGGATGGAATGTAAATGGTACTATACCGAGTTTGAGAGGGTCTGCACCAATGGCGAGTGTCCGTATTGCGGCGATTGGTGCCCGACGAGCGAGTTCCCGGAGGTGTGCAAGTACGCCGAAAAGCAGACCGAAATTCCGCAGTTAAGCGTGGAAGAGCTGGTCAAGGCGCTGAGGCTCTGCGGTAGCGCGAGTTGCACAGGTTGCGCACTTTATGGGTTTTACGACTGCGGAAGCATCATAAATCCGCAAGCCGCCGACATGCTCGAAAAGCTGGCGGCGGAGAAGGACGCGCAGAAGCCCGAACCGCCGAAGGAGGAAAAGCCATGAATGAGAATCAAAAGAAATCCGTTTTCGATTTGCCGAAAATGGTAACGGACAACCCGAAAGGCAATTTCGAGGTGATGCTCAATTTGGTCTACGGGAAAGACGGGTGGAGCTACATCCGTTACAGTGAAGATGGCACGGATGGTATGCCTATTACGGATTTCTGCTTCAAAAAGCTTTGTCCGGAGTTTGGATGTTCGGCATTTGCAGACCAGACCATGACCGACGAGGAAAAGGATGAGCTTCTCTCCGGTTGTGTCTTTGATAACTGCCCCGTTGCAACGGTATACGCGGCGCTTAGTGGATATGGGCATCTGCGTGACAGGCTACGGAAGCATGAGGACGCGATGTCAAACCGCGTGCTGACGCTGGAAGAGGTTGCAAAAAGCGAGGTCATGTGGTACGACGACCGCCTAAGGACGAGAGCACAAGTAGTTATTCTGGGATGGGGACGATGTGAGCCCGATTTCACAAAGCTAGTAGATCGTTGCGGAGATGAATTTTATCGGAAGAATGCGTCTTATAACGATTTCTGGCGCTGCTGGCTGCGCAAGCCGACGGAAGCGGAAAGGCGGGAAACGCCGTGGGCAGGTGATAGCCATGAATGACGCGCCATGCCGCGGCTGCGCGAGTCGCGAGGTCGGCTGTCACGCGGGATGCGAGAGATATAAGGCGTATGCGGACGGCAGGAAGACGGCGCTGGAAAACCGCTACACGGCTTGTCTAGAGGGCACGAGCAGAAAGCGCAGCCATGAGCGCTGGTTGAAGTTTCAGAGAAAGGCGCAAAAAGGAGGTTAATGATGCAGTTGACAGAAGCGGACAAGCGCACGCTGCTTGACACGCGGAAAAAGCGCAAGGCGTACATGAGGACGGAGGAAGCCTACGAGGAAGAGAAAGCCGCCTATCTGACGGCACAAAAGCTCACGGGCATGCCGTCCGGCTCGTCCAGCGGTGCAGGGCTTGAAGCCTATGTCATACGGCGTGACAAGGCTTTCGAGGCGCTGCAAGCCGCGAGCATGGCCTATCTTACGGCGATTTCTGCGGCGCTTGAGGTGATCGACAAGATTGTGCTGCAAATCGAAACACTTGAGAAGGTTAGTCGAGTACGAGAGTTTTGCAAGGCGTATTTTATCGAGGGATTGTCTGTCACTGAAGCGACGGCGCGTCAAGGGCTGGCTGAAAGTACGGGCTGGGCGTACAAGAGGGAGATTATAGGCGACTTGCAGTAGACTTATAGAGCGGTCGGAGCTACACATAGAGTGCGACCGTGTGATAACATTAAACTCAGCGGAGAGCGCAAAGCGCAGGACGCTGGGCTATAATCAGCAGCAAAGCCGCGGCGAACGCCACGGCTTTTGTTTTGGGGTGATTTGCGCTTTACCTCCGGCGCAGATCGGGACGCAACGCAACAGGGACGTAGAGTGGGAGCGGCGTTGCTTATGCTGATTCAGGAGGATGTGCAGGGGGCAAAATCATGGAGATCAAGCGCGTCAAACTGTCGGAAATCCGACCATACGAAAAGAACCCGCGCAGAAACGATAGCGCGGTTGATGCTGTCGCCGCGTCGATTAAAGAGTTCGGCTGGCAGCAGCCCATCGTCGTTGACAAGGACGGAGTTATCATTGCCGGGCATACCCGATACAAAGCCGCGAAAAAGCTGAAATGCAAGGAAGTGCCTGTTGTATACGCGGACAACCTGACCGAAGAACAGGTCAAGGCGTACAGGCTGGCGGACAATAAGACAAGCGAGCTTGCGGAGTGGGACGCTGATCTGCTTTCCGAGGAATTGCTTGATCTCCAAGATTTCGACATGGGGCAGTTTGGGTTCGATGACGATTTGGGCGATTCTCTAAATTCGGAATCCAAGTGGCGTGAATTGGACGGCGAAAGGCCGACGCTATCAGAAAAATATGTGTTTCCGCCATTTAGTATTCTTGACGGTCGATCTGGGGCATGGCAAAAAAGAAAAAATCTCTGGCATGATATCTTTGGAGCGGATTCTCGAGATGGACGAAATGAAGACCTGATCGGCGGGTTTAAAGACCTCGCAGAAAAATCTGGATGTTCCTCCCTTAATGGAACGAGCGAATTTGATCCTGTATTATGTGAGCTCATGATTCGCTGGTTTTGCCCAAAGGGGGGGCGAATTATTGACCCGTTTGCTGGCGGAAATGTGCGCGGCCTCGTCAGCATGTACCTTGGAGATTATTATACTGGCGTTGATCTGCGGCAGGAGCAGATTGACGAAAATAACAAAGCGCTCGAAAAGCTGATCCGTATAGACCCGTCTGCTTGCCAAATGGAAAACAAGCCGACGTGGCATTGTGGAGACAGCATGGATATAAAGGGGATTGTAAATCAAAGCGGATTTGACTTTCTTCTGATGTGCCCACCATACGGAGACCTCGAAAAATATTCTGACGATCCCAAAGATATTTCGAACATGACTTACGAAAATTTTATTTCGACATATTCAAAAATCATCAGCAGAACAGTTTCCTTGCTGAAAAATGATGCTTATTGCGCGGTTGTAATCAGCGACATAAGGGACAAAAAGGGGATATATCGAGGGTTCTATTCGGACACGATCAAAGCTTTCAACGATGCTGGCTGCTCTCTTTACAATGACATTGTAAAAATTGATCCCGTTGCAACAGCAGCCTTGCGAGCCGATCTTCAATTCAAAAACGGAAGAAAGGTCGTTAGAACACATCAGAATGTTCTTGTTTTCATCAGAGGCAATAACAAAAATATAAATCTCGAACCTTACGATTTTGTTTTTGATGAAGAAACAGAAGAATAATTAAAAAACTCCTCGACATTTCCGCCGCGTTGCCTTAAGATATAAGCAAGAAAACAGATGACGGGGAGGGGAATTGAAATGAGCATCGAAGAAGCTCGCGAACAGGCCTACAAAGCCAAATTCCTATATGCCAACGGTAAAATTCAGAAGACCGAGGCGAAGGCTATGGTTAAGCCGTTTGAAGATGCGTTCAATGAGAAAAGCAAGCAAATGGCTAAGAAATTCGGTGTCAGGGCGAAGACGTTTTCCTTCGCTGCCTTTATGAGATAACAAACGACAAAGAAATGATAAAAGAACAGGGCGTATAAGTGACGTCCTGTTTTTGCATTTAATCACTAAAAAGGGGAGTGCGAAGATGTGCCGACGGTGGACTGGGAGCGGATAAGAGCCGAGTATATAGCAGGCGGCGCATCCATACGCAATCTGGCTGACAAGTACGGGATTTCTAAGGACGCGGTCGGACGAAGGGCGAAAGCGGAAAAATGGAAAGAGACCCGCGACAAAACTGCGACAAAAGTGCGACAAAGGACAAATGAGCGCATTGTCGCGCAGAAAGCGGACGAAGCCGCAAATAACGCTGTTATTGCTGCAAGAATTCGGTCAAAGCTGCTTCTCCGACTGGAAAGCGAGATAGACGCTCTTCCCGGTAGCATCGGAACGGAGAGTGCAAAGGACATCATCAAGTCTGAGAAAGGTGGAGGAAGACGTGAGGTCATGTCGAAGCGTTGGCGGCTTCGCGATCTGACGGCGGCTTATAAAGATTTGACGGCAGACATGGACTTGGCGGATGTTGACACTGAAGACATTGACGCGACACGCGAAGAGGTATATGGCGATGAAGACACGTAAATATGTACCTGTTTTCAGCCCAAAGCACCTCTCATACATCCGCGCCTGTCGCAAAAATATGTACAACATCGCCGAGGGAGCTGTTCGAGCCGGAAAGACGGTTGATAATGTTTTCGCCTTCTGCACTGAGCTTGAAACTTGCCCGGACAAGATACACCTTGCGAGTGCTTCGACATCACCAACGGCAAAGCTGAATATCGGGGACTGTAACGGAATGGGCATTGAAGCCCAGTTCCGTGGGCGCTGCACGTGGGGCAAATATCGAGGGAATGATTGCATCCGCGTCAGGACGAAGACGGGGGAGAAGATTGTAATATTTGCCGGAGCTGGAAAAGCGGACAGCTTCAAGCGAATCCGAGGAAACAGCTACGGCATGTGGATTGCAACAGAGGTCAACCTTCACCATGAATCTTTCATTCAGGAGGCGTTCAACCGAACCGCTGCGGCAAAGCTGAGAAAGTTCTTCTGGGACTTGAACCCAAGCGCACCGAATTCTCCGATCTACGAAAAATATATCGACCTGTACCGTATAAAGCAGGAGCGCGGAGAATTGCCGGGTGGATGCAATTACGAACTGTTTCTGATGCGCGACAATGCGACAATATCCGACGAGAGATTTGCGGAAATTGTCGCGCAGTACGACCCGCAATCCGTATGGTATAAGCGGGACATCGAGGGAAAGCGCGTATCTGCTGAAGGCATGATATATCCCGGCTATTCCTCAGCACTCGAAACACCGTTCACGCCGCCGCGCTGGCGTGATGTTTTTATTTCCATTGACTACGGCACACAAAACGCCTTCGCTGCTCTGCTATGGGGCAAAAGCGAGGGCGTTTGGCATATTTTCCGGGAGTATCGCTACTCAGGGCGCGACACGCAGGCGCAAAAGACTGACGAGGACTATGTGCGCGACATGGAGCGGTTCGTCAGCGAGAGCCTGCCGGAAGACCAGCAGCGCGGCGTGATGACGATCATTGACCCATCTGCTGCATCGTTCATCGCGGCGCTCAGGCGTTCGCGGCTTGCTTTCCGCGTGCGCAAGGCAGACAACGACGTGCTGGACGGCATCCGCGACGTTGCGGTTTGCATGCAGCGCGGCGACGTGCGGATTTTCGACAATCTGCCGGAGTTGCGCAAGGAGTTTGACGGCTATGTTTGGGACGACAAAGCGGACGACAAGCCGATAAAGGTCAACGATCACTTAATGGACGCGCTGCGCTACGGCGTGCGCACCATGCGGCTTGTCAAGCCGAAAGAAGAGTATAAAAGCCCATTTTTCGCATAAGGAGGTGATGGCGTTGCTGACGTGGCAGGATTTCCCGACGGACGAGGATAAAATCCCCGATTTCATCTCGCAGATGATTGCGGAGCACGAACAAAACGAAGCGGTTGAAATGGCGCGGACAGCTAACCTGTACGACCATCAGAGAAACAAAACCATAAATGAATATGTGAAGAAAATCTATTCATCTGCTGGGGTATCGGTGCGAAACTATGTTGCATCAAACAACAAGATCGCGTCAAATTTCTTCCGGAGGTTGAATACGCAGCGCTGCGCCTACTCGCTGGGCAACGGCGTGACCTTTGCGAGCGACAAAGACACCGATGGAAAAGTGAAGCAGGACGGCGGGACTAAAGCAAAGCTGGGTAAGACGTTTGATACCGAGTTATACAGAGCTGGATATCTGGCACTGATTCACGGTGTCAGTTTCGTGTTTTTCAACTTTGATCATATCCATGTCTTCCCGCTGACTGAGTTTGTGCCGTTATGGGACGAGAACGACGGCACGCTGCGCGCTGGCCTGCGATACTGGCGCATTGACGGCACTAAGCCGACGATTGCCGTACTGTACACCGAAGACGGTTACAGGCGGTTTAAATCAAAATCCGGGCATGCGCGATTTGAGAAAGATGGAGATCTGCGTGCGTACAAGCAGACCGTCTCAAAAGCGCCTGCCGATGCAGAGCCTGAGGTTATCGCCGAGGAAAATTACAGTCGCCTGCCGATTGTTCCGCTGTGGGGAAGCCGATTGCATCAGTCGACGCTTGTCGGTTTGCAGCAGAGCATTGACAGCTATGATCTGATTCGGTCTGGGTTTGCAAACGATTTGCAGGACTGCGCGCAAATCTATTGGATTCTTGAGAACTACGGCGGTATGGATGACAAGGATTTGCAGAAATTCCGCGACCAAATCCTCTTACAGCATATCGCAGTCGCAGATACGCGCGATGGCGGCGGTATCAAGCCGTATACGCAAGACGTACCGTATGCCGCGCGGACGGCGTATTTGCAGACCATCAGGCAGGATATCTACGAGGATTTCGGTGGGTTTGACACTAAGGCGATTTCGGCATCTAACCAGACCGCAACGGCGATTAACTCCGCGTATCAACCGCTTGACGAGAACGCGGATGACTTTGAAAATCAGCTCGAATCCTGCATTCGGTCGATTCTGGGACTGATCGGCATTGATGATGTTCCTGTTTTCAAGCGCAACCGCATCAGCAACCAGCTTGAGCAGGTACAAATGCTCATGCTCGAAGCACCATATCTTGACAGACAGACGATCCTTGAGAATCTGCCGAACATCTACATCGACAAAGTGCCGGAGATCATGGCGCGGCTGGACGAGGAAACGGAAGGGCGGTTTGTGCGCGAGGAATCGGAGGAGGAAACCAATGAATAGTCGTCTCTATGAGAATCTGCGGCACTGGATACCCGGAAACGACGAAACCGAAGGAAAATTTGGAATCCCGCGTATCCATCCCGGCTTTTTGCCGGAAGAAATTGAAGCGTGGTTGCCATTTAATGACCTGTCGCGCAGACTAACAAAAACCGAGGCGGTTCAGATGTACGTCGATGATTACCGAATTGAGCGTCTATGGAATGCGCCTACAAAGTATCTGGGCGGATTGCGCAATTCGGCTGCTGTTCTGTCGCCTGATTTTTCGATTTATGCGGACGTTCCTCAAGCGCTGGGGATATACAACCACTATCGCAAACACTGGCTGGGCGCATTTTGGCAGTTAAACGGAATTAACGTTATTCCTACCATTTGCTGGGGCGATGATAAAACGTTTGATTGGTGCTTTGACGGCGAACCCCAAAATGCCATTGTCAGCGTATCAAGCGTGGGCACACAACGCGGTCAAGGAGCGAAAGCGGCATTTATGCGCGGATATGATGCAATGTTAGAACGCCTCAATCCATTCGGCGTCATTTTCTTCGGCAACGTCCCGGCGGAAGCGCGTGGAAATATCATCCATGTTGATACATTTTATAAGCGTTTCGAGCAAAGGAGGGAAGAGCGTGCTAGAAATCAGTCTTGAGCTGTTCGGAGGGCGCGGCGGCGGTTCCGGCGGCGGAGGCGGTGCAGGCTATGTGAAAGGGTCAAGCGATGGAGCGCTCGTAAAAGCAAAAAAGCAGATTATCGAGGGAACTTTTCGTGAGGCAAGAGGCTGGGGCGGCAGCTATCACAAAGAGGAAGTCCTTGAAGCAACGACTGACGGGAAAGGAAACCTGACGTTCTCGTATGCTCAGCCAGTAACACGCACGAAAACAGCCAAAACAAACAGAACGCAGTATCTAACATACGAAGTCGCGCATGGTGCGCTTGATGGAAAAACCTTCGGAATTAACTGGTCGAAGGTGAACTCTATCAGCGGGCAAACTTACAATTTGCGAGCAGAAGCTAAGGCGAACGGGTTGTCTTGGGATGGAGCAAACAAACGTTGGCGCAGAAAATAGGGGTGACGGCGCTTGACAGATCAGGCGGTTCGATGGACTGACAAGCAGATTGAAGAGCTAGAGCGGCGCATCCGCGACGTGTACACCGACGCGGCGGCTGATATCCAGCGCAAACTCGATAAGTTCATCGCGAAATTCCGCAGGGATGATAAAAAATATCGTGCGCAGCTCGAAGCGGGAGAGATCACGCCGGAAACCTACCGCGATTGGCTGGCGGGGCAAGTGTTCCAAGGCAAGCGCTGGCGGCAGATGCTTGCCAACATGACGGAGACGCTGGCGCACAGCAACGAACTTGCCGTGCAGATCATCAACGACACGACCCCGGAAGCGTTTGCCTATAATGCTAACTGGTCGAGCTATATGCTCGAAAAGGGCGCACGGATAAACATGGGCTTTGAGCTGTACGACGCATCGACCGTCAAGCAGCTTATACGCGACCAGCCCGACCTTCTGCCGCCGTCAAAGGTGGATATACCGGTAGACAAGTGTTGGAATCATACGCAGATCACGCAGCAGATCACGCAGGGCATCATCCAGGGCGAACCGCTTGAGACGGTCGTGAAGCGATTGCAGCGCGTGACGACGGCGAACGAGGTCAGCGCAAGGCGACACGCGAGAACTGCGATGACCTACGCGCAGAATGCAGGACGCATTGAAAGCTATCGTCAGGCGGCGAAGCTGGGTATCAAGCTGCAAAAGGAGTGGCGGGCGACGCTGGACAACCATACGCGTCATTCTCACGCTATGCTTGACGGGCAGCGAGTAGACGTTGACAAGCCGTTTCAAAGCGAGCTGGGCGAGATCATGTGTCCGGGCGATCCGAACGCAAGACCCGCGAACGTGTACAACTGCCGGTGTGCGCTTGTGTCATACAATCCCAAGTATCCGCCGCGAAATGAGACGCGGCTCGACAATATCACCCGCGAAACGATACCGTTCAAAACTTACGCGGAGTGGGCAGGATGGAAGGAGACGCACAATGGCGGGAAATCTGATCGACAACAGCGCGGCGTTTCTGGCAGAGCTGGAACGCGCAAAGGCGCGGGCGCTTGAGACCATCGGCCAACAAGCCGAGCGATACGCGAAAGACAAGTGCCCCGTCGGAACGGTTGAAAGCACGGGAAAGAAAGGGTACATCGGCGGAACGTTAAGAAACAGCATCACGCACAGGGTTGACGATGATGCGGTAAGCGTGGGAAGCAACGTCGAATATGCCCCATATGTCGAGCTGGGCACTGGACCGCATTTCGAAGCACCGCCTGAATGGGAGCAGTTCGCAACGACGCGAGGAAGCGGCGTTGGTAAATCCTACGTCAGACCCAGACCGTATATCAGACCCGCGATTGAAGATCACCGAGAAGAGTATAAGGAAATCATGCGAGACGAGCTGTCAGGAGGTTAAAATGGGACTTATCAAGTGGTTCAGGCGCGAGAAAATCCGTCGGAGAGCGCAAAAAGAGATCAAGCAGGCGCGAGAAACCGCGTCCGGCACAAGGCAAGGTCAACGCGCACTGGCGCGGAAGATCGAGAAAATCAGGGCAAAGGCGAACAGAGAAATTGACAAGCACCGCTGAGAGCAGCGGTTTTTCTTTTGGCAAAAACGGCAAAGTACCGCCGTTTGCATATAAAGCGAAGGGCAAAGAACAGCCCCCGAAGTAAAGGAGCGTAAACATGGCATTCACGAGAAAATTCCTCAAGGCGCTTGGTCTGACCGAAGAACAGGTTGACAGCGTGGTTGAGGCGCACACGGAAACCGTCGACGGGCTGAAAAGCCAGATGGCGGGCTACAAAGCCGACGCTGAGAAGCTGGAAGGCGTTCAGAGGGAGTTGGACGACCTGAAAGCCAAGGGCGGCGGCGAGGACTACAAAAGCAAGTATGACAGCGAACACGCGGCTTTCGAGAAGTACAAGAACGATCAGAACGCCAAAGAATCGGCGGCACTGGCCGAGCGACTGTACCGGGAGCAGCTTAACGCGCTGGGCATCACTGGAAAGCGAGCTGACAGTATTGTACGTCTGACTGATCTTTCCACCGTGAAGGTCAAAGACGGCAAGCTGGAAGACGCTGACGGCGTGAAGAAGGGCATCCAGACCGACTATGCGGATTTCATCCCAAACACCAATACGCACGGTGCGAATGTGGACAATCCGCCCGACAACAACGGCGGCAGCGGGGCATCCAGCCGCGCGGCACAGGTCGCCAAGGATTATTACGCCGCGATTTATGGCGCGGCAGAAGGAGCGAAAAAATGAGCTTTATCAAAGCTGAAAACGGCGCGGTTTACGCGCCTGGTTATTTTCTGGTTCATGGTGAAGACGTAACGCGGGAGACTTGCACGGTCAAGGCAGACCACGAGAACGTCAAAACCGCCACAAACGGCGGCAAGTATGTTCCGGCGGGGTCTGTCATCCCGGCGAATGACACAACGGCGGTCGGCATCCTGTATGAGGATGTGGACGTGTCCAGCGGCGACATGCCGGGGTCTATCGTTACGCGCGGAGCTGTCTATGAGGACAAGATTTCTCCGGCGGTTGATACGGCTGCAAAGACGGCGCTGAAAGGCATCACCTTTGTTGCCACTGCCCCGGCAATCACGCGCCCGTACTGAAAGAGGTGAAGAAAAATGGCTGAAATGTTTGAAAACAACATCCTGGGTTTTATCCCGCAGAAAGACTGGCTGAACATCCCGTTCCAGGTTGCCCGCCCGAACGACCCGATTGACGGTCTGTTCGGCGACACGCGAACCGCGAATCTGGTAGCCTACTGGCAGAGCATCGCGGCGCAGTATCAGATCCCCGTCATGGCGCAGTTCCACGGCTTTGATACCGAAGCGCGAACGACCTTCCGCGTTCCGGTTGATACGCACAACATCGAAAAGGGTCTGATTAAGGTCAAAATCAATCAGTCCGAGCGCATGCGCGCTCTTCTGCGAAGCGGCGTGCAGCAGAATGACATGTACGATTATGTCATCCGCGATGGCATCAACCTGTCGGAGCAGGTCGTGACGCGCACGAAGGTTGCCAAGAACGAGCTGCTGGCGACGGGCAAGGTGACGATCAAGGAGAATAACCTCGACCTGACCGTTGATTACGGCGTTCCGTCTGGGCAGACCTCCAAGACGCTTGATCTGTCCGAGAGCGCTAACGTGCCGAAGCTGCTGCAAGCGCTGATCGATGAGGCAACCGACAATGGCGTGACGCTGACTGGCATTTACACCAGCAAGGCGAACATCACCAAAATGCGCAGCAATGCGGCGATTCAGAAGGCTGTGAACGGCAACGTTGGCGCTGGCGCGCTTGTCCGCGCAGACGCTTTCAACGCCTATCTCAATGAGGAGTTTGGCATTCAGCGCGTTATCGCAAACGATTTGACCTATGCGGTTGAAAATGGCGTCGGCACGAATGGCCGCCCGAACAGAACGACGAAGCGCTACTATCCGAAAGATAAGATCACGCTCTTCGCGGCGAATCCTTCTGGTCGCCTGGGCGAGGGTCTGTGGGGCGATCCGCCGGAGACTGACGCGGGTGCGTTTATGCAGGTCGGAGCGAGCGGCGTAAGCCCGTATGTCTACGTTTCGCAGTGGATGGAGAAAGATCCGGCTGTTCTGTGGACAAAGGCAAGCGCGCTCTTTATGCCGATGCTTTACAATCCGAACAGCCTGTATATCGCGTCTGTGACGGGGGAATAACGGAGCTGTCCGAAACGCCTACGCTTCGAAGCGCCAATCTTGGCGGCATGACAAAGGCTGAATTGCTGGCGTATGCCGCCGAGAAGGGCGTTGAGGGTGTCGGCAGCTCGATGAACAAGGCGGATATCGTGGCGGCGATCAAAGCCGCAGAAACGGAGCAAACCAATGCTTGAAGCGGTTTTGACGTATCTGCATAACTGGTTTCCCGTCAGGTGTGACGCTGGGACGTTCACCATCGCTTCCGGCATCCCTGACGTTGACTTTTTAAAACCGGGACAGTATTACCGCATTAAGGGCAGCGTGTTTTCCGACGGGCTGCACGTCTATCAGAGCGGCGAGACGCTGGCAGATGAAACCTTCGAGGGCGAAATCTGGGCGCTGGCAATCCCGAAAAGCGTCAAAGAGCTTGCGGAAGAAATCGCCGCGTACACGGAGAAGAATCCGGTAACCGACAAGGTTTCCGAGAGTTTCGGCGGCTACAGTTACTCCCGCGCATCCGGCACGACTGGTGCGCCGATGGGCTGGCAGGGGGCTTTTGCCTCCCGCCTTGCCCCTTATCGGAGGATAAGCGATGATTAACGCAGAGCTGATCGAGAAATTTTCCCAGCCGTGCGTGATGTTGGAAAAAAAGCGCGTCCCTGACGGGCTTGGTGGCTTTGAAACGAGCTGGGCGGACGGCGACGAGTTCGACGCGGCGATTGTCAAAGATCAGAGCCTGCAAGCGCGTGTCGCCGAGAAGCAGGGCGTTTCCAGCGTCTACACCATCACGACGGCGCGAGGCGTTGCGCTTGAGTATCACGAGGTTTTCCGCCGCGTTTCTGACGGAGCAATATTCCGCGTGACAAGCGACTACACCGACAGCAGACCACCCGACGTGGCAACGTTTGACTTTGAGCAAGTGACGGCTGAGAGGTGGGAGCTTCCGACATGACCGAGACGGCAAAGGCGCTAATGACCGAGACGGCAAAGGCGCTAATGACCGAGACGGCAAAGGCGCTATATAGCTTTTATTCCGGGTTCGATCTTGACGCATACCCAGAAAGCAATGTGCCGGAGAACGCGAAACTCCCATACATCACCTACACCGTCATTGAGCCGGACTGGCGAAACGCTGCAAGCCATCAGGCGCGTGTGTGGTATCGGTCGGAAAGCTACAAGGGCATATGCGCCAAGGTTGACGAGATCACAAGGGCAGTGGGCGAGCTGCTCATGCTTCCGACGGCGAACGGCTATGTCGCCATTCGCCCAGCTGACCCGCTGGTGCAGTATCAGCCCATCGCAAACCCGGAAATCAAAGTCGCGTATCTCAATTTTCAAATCAATTCGTATCAATCGAGGTGAAATAAATGGGCAAACCTGTAACGGCTGTCAGGCCGCAGACGTTTGAGCGGTTGCAGCTCAACGCGGGCGCTTTTCTCAAAAATTTTGACCTGAGCACCTACACCGAATACAGCGCGCTCGAAGAAGCCCTTTTTGGCGCCATTAAGGACGGCACAAAGGCGCTGGGCGCGACGCGAGGCGGTGGCACATTTACCGCAACGCCAACCATGCGCAGCATCGAGGCGGACGGAAAGCGGTATGAGTTCAAAGGCAGTACGGTCATTGATACTTGGGATATCAAGCTGACCGCGACGCTTATGGAGATCACGCCGGATAACTTCGTGCTTGCACTCGGCACGGCTGAGAAGACCGAGGACAAGTCTTTTACGGCTGGCAAAAAGACCACAATCAAGCTGCGAACCAACATTGAAGACGGAGACTATATCCAGAATCTTGTCTGGTTTGGCAACACGTCCAAGGGATTTGTCGCCATTGTGCTTGACAATGCGCTGAACAACACGGGCGTGACACTGACTTTCAGCGATAAGGGTGAGGGTACGCTCCCGGTCGAGTTCCACGCTTATCAGGACACCGTGGAGAATAACGAGTACGCGCCTTGCGCGATCTACTTCTTCGACGAAGCGGCGCAGTAACAACACGCCGGGGGCTTTGCCTTCGGCGCTTTTCTTTTTTTGAGGTGAGAAGATGAAACTTTCGGAAATGAACGGCGAAGAGCTATCTGTCTGCCTCTGCAAAATCGCGGAGCCGATTGAACGGATCGGCTTTGACAAGAAGACGACGGCAGTATTCCAAGAAATCGCCGATATGAGCAAAGACAACATGAACAACATTCAGAAGGCATCTGCGATGATTGGAAAGTATGTTCCTCTGTTGCTTGGCGATCATCGGGAGGACACGTTCGCGATTCTGGCGGCAATCAATGACAAAACCGTTGATGAAATCCGCAGTCAGAAGGGCATGCAGACCATCAAGGAGCTGAAAAACGCACTCGCAGACCCCGATCTGATGGATTTTTTTACGTCGTCCGTGCATACGGTCGGAAAGCTGTAACGGCGGCGATTTACAGGCACGGAGCACCGCCGACAATCGCGGCACTCTCCGATCTTTTGGCAGATGATCGTCAAAAATGGCTGGGCGACGTGTACAGCGCGAAGATGCTTTCCGCCATTTGTCAGGCGATGGGGAGCGAACCCGTGAGCTATGAGGAGTTTGTCGGGCTGGTGGAGCAGGATAACCGAACGGGTCAGGAGATTATTGACGATCTGATCGCCGAGCACGAGAGAAGAAAAAAAGCAAGAGAGGAGGGGTAAAGCATGGATTTGTTTACGCTTGTAGCCAAGATCGGCCTTAATTCTAAAGAATACGAGCAGGGAATCAAGGGCGCGAAGCAAGGCTTTGAAAAGCTCGATACGTGGATGGTTGCAAAGGCGCAGTTGATTGCAGACGGCGTAAAGCGAGCATTTTCGACGATCGCGGACTTTGCCAAGGATGCGGTCACAGCCGCAGCCGATGTGGCGGCAGAAAAGGCGCAGTTTGCAGCGACCTTTGAAGGCATCGAGGAAGCCGCGAACGGCGTTCTCGCCAGCGTCAGCAATGACACGGGCATCCTTGCAACGCGCTTGCAGCAGGTCGGCACCAAAGCGTTTAGCCAGTTCAAGGGTGCAGGCATTGACGCGGCTGGGGCGCTCTCGATGATGGATGAGTATACCCGCATCGCGGCTGACGCGGCGGCATACTACGACATCAGCCTTGAGGATGCAGACGTGCGCTTGCGCTCTTTCCTGCGTGGCAACACTGAGGCGGGCGACGCGATCGGCCTTTTTACGTCGGAGAGTCAGCGAAACTCTAAAGCCGTCGAGCTGTACGGCACGAAATGGACGAATCTAACCGAAGCGCAGAAACAGAACCTCATGCTCAACGTTGCGCAAGAAATCTACGACCAGAGCGGCGCAACCGGTCAAGCAGCGCGTGAAATGGACGGCTGGGTGAACGTCGTCGGAAACTTGCAGCGCGTTTGGAAGGATGTTCTGGCCGTTGTGGGAGCTCCGTTTTACGAATCACTAACGCCAGTCGTGCAAAAGCTGAGCGAGTTTCTGTCCGACGAAACCGTGCAGATGCGTCTTGGCATGCTTGCGTCAAGCCTCGGCGATATGGCCGGATATGTCTTTGACGGCGTTATTGATCTGCTGGACAAAATTCTGGCGTGGAGCAGCGGCGAAGAAGAGCCGAGCGACACCGCGCAGTCGCTCTTTGATATTGCCAGCTCGTTTGGAAACATTGCAAGCATGATCTTCACGGGCGTTGTGGACTTCTTGGAGCTGCTTTTCAACGGCTTTGACAAGGAGACAGCCGAAAACGTAGAGGGATTTCTTGAGGATTTCAGTGCCTTTGTTGATGATCCTCTTTTTCAAACGGCGGGGACTGTTCTTGGCGGCATTGTTACCGCGTGGATTGCCATGAAATCGCCTCTTGTCCTTGTCGGCTTGGCGGTTGGAGCGATTGTCACTCACTGGAAAGATATTAAAGAATGGGCTGGAAAAGCGCTGGAAGCGGTAAAGAACTTCTTCGGAACTGAGGTTGCCGACGCGCTGACAAATATCGTGTCCGGGATTGCCGGATGGTTTGAATCCATTCAAACCATGGCAAGCAACGCACTGACGGCAGTTGACGATTTTTTCAAGGCGCAGTTTGACGTTAGCCTTAAGGATATCGTCCAAAGCGTGGCTGACGCTTTTAAATCTGTTTATGACTGGGCGCACGATGCGCTGACTAACGCAGCTAATTTCTTTAACGCGACCTTCTCTGATCCGATCAGCGGAATCCTTGAGAGTATTTCTGGATGGTTTGACAACGTGATTTCCAAAGCCGGAACGGCTATTGAAAAGGTTCAGACCTTTTTGGGACTGGACACTGAAGAGAGAGACAGCAACCCTAATAATCCATACGGAAATAACTGGCACAATACGGGAACTCCGCGCAAGGCAACCGGCCTTGACTATGTTCCATATAATGACTTCCCGGCAATCCTACATGCAGGCGAAGCCGTTCTGAACCGCGCAGACGCGACGGCCTACCGCGCCGGGAATGTCGGCGGTATCAGCGCGGAGAGCATCAGCCAAGCCGTCGCCGTCGCTGTACGCGAAGCGCTTGACGGCGTGGGCGTGTACATGGGCGCGGATAGAGTAGGCGATCTTGTGACGCAGCGCGTGAGCCGCAACATTGCCAAGGGCGCAAGAGCTATGAGGTATGCAAACGTATGATGACGAGATACGCCTGCCGACTGAACGGCATTGATTTGTCGAGCATCGACCCGGAAATTTATGTGCTTGACGTGAGCACCGTTTCGCCCGTGCGCGATCTTGTGACGACACCGCTTGCAGGCCGAAGCGGGCAGCGAATCACGAAGCGCACGACGAACAGCCTGAGCGTCGAAGTGAAATTTGAAATCCACGAGCAGAACACCGTTCGCCGCGCCCTCATCGCGGAGAAAGTGACGGAGTGGGCGATTCTCGGCGGCGTTCTGACGACGAACGACCGACCCGAAAGGCGGCTGCACGTCATCTGTGAGACGTTGCCGAACTTCTCCGCGTTGCGCTGGACAAACAGCCTGACGGCGACGTTCACGGCTTTTGAAATCCCCTTCTGGGAAAGCGAATACCCGCGAAACGCGACGGTTGACGGGAACGGTGAGGCTCAAATGATTGCGCCGGGCTTTGCGGATGATTCCCGCGTTTGGGCGAGCGTGACCAACGCCGGAACGGGCGCGATCACGAGCGTAGACCTGACAGCTGGACAAACCGCGCTGCACTTCTCCGGGCTTGCGCTCCCTTCCGGCTCGGCGCTGGAAATCGGCACGGACGAGCACGGCGTTTTTTATGCGCGAATCGGCAGCGAAAGCGTACTGAGCAAGCGGACAGCCGAATCAAGCGACGAGCTGCGGCTTGAAGCCGGGAAGCTTGGCAAGCTGTCCGTCTCCACAGACGGAAAAGCAAAGACGAGATTCGGCGTGAGGGGGTATTACACATGAGCGTAAGGCTTCCGCGTCTGCTTGACGCGCAGCTCCGCGAGGTGTGCCGCTTCCATCCCGTTACGCTGTCCATCAACGAGCGGCTTGTACCGCCGCACGATGCTTCCATGACGCTTCCTCCGGGCGAGGGAGCGCCTTTCCATGCATGGGTAGAGCTTTATACCATCGACGGAAGCGCGGGCTTCTACCGCGTGTCTGGCGCGTCTGAGTGCTATGTCATCACGGGCGACGTTGACCTAGAGCACAGCGCGGCAATTCTCGGCGATGCGATCATCCCCGGCGAGGGAAAGTACAGCGGAACATGCGCCGAAGTGCTGACGGCGATGCTGGCAAACCAGACGACGCTTGTAAACGGTCAAAAGCCGTGGGTTCTCGGCACGTGCGCAAAAATCGCAAGCATCGAATATGCGTATGACTGCAACAACATCCTGTCGGCGATGACGGAAGTGGTCGGCGACGAGAAAGACGGCTACGCGCTCGAATTTGACGATACGCACGGCTTCCCGTGGCGGGTGAACGTCGTATCGGTCGAAACAACCGCGAGCTGTGAGGGGCGGCTGAGCCGAAACCTCGAAAGCGTCAGCGTCTCGATATCCGATGACGAGTTCTGCACGCGGATTTACTGCAAGAGTCTCCCGGAGCCGCACTACATCGACGGTCCGACCGTCGGCGTGTGGGGAATCATCACGAAGACGATCACCGCCGGAGAGGGTGTGACCGCTGAAAGCCTGAAAAGCTACATCACGCGATATCTCGAAGACCACAAAAACCCGCGAATCAGCATTGAGATCAACGGCGTTGATTTGGCGACCGCGACAGGAGAAAGTCTTGATTCCTTCCGAATCGGTCGGCTTTTCCGGCTCGCGCTCCCCGATTACGGCGTAAAGATGGAAGAGCGAATCCTCGTGCGCAGCATCACTGACGTTTACGGCGACCCGCGCGGCGTAAGGCTGACGCTTGCAAGCAACATCCGCGACACGGCGGAAGATCTCGTCCGGCTGGACAACACCGTTACAGGCGGCTCGTCGCAGAACAGCACAAAAAAGTATATCGGCGGCGGCAAAGGCACCAGCCTGTCGAAAACGTCCGTGCTTGATATGCTTAAAAAGACCGATTCCTTCACGAGCGCAACGGAGGCATGGGTTAAAGAAGCTGGCGTGAAGATTGAGGCGAATCACGCCGACCTATACGCAACAAAAACAGCAATCACGGGAAATTGGGCGGGAAACGTCGAGACGATCAACGCCTTGATTACCGCATCGAGCGACAACGGCGGCCTTGTATCAATGCTTGTTGGTCGGCACAACAAGTTTGAGGACGTGAATGCCGCCATCTCTGCAACCGCCGCCGGGGGCGGCCTTATCAACATGAAAGCCGATGCAAAGACGGTTACAGACATAGGAGAACGTCTATCGTCGGCGGAGATCACGCTGAACGGCGCGGATGGGCAGATTGGCCTTGTGGGGCGTGTCGAAACAGCGGAAGGGGACATCAAATCCGCGGAAGTCAAGATTGACGGATTAAACAGCTCGATTATCTTAAAAGCGGACGCGACTGTAACGGACGCGCTCGGCGAAAGAGTTAGTAGCGCAGAAATCAGAATCGACGGTCTGAACAGCGAAATCGAGCTGAAAGCGGACAAGATCGCACTGAAAGGATACGTCACGGCAGACCAGCTATCCGCTGAATTGGCAGATTTTAAGCTGACAATGAACGAAAGTGTAGTTACGAACTTTCTTGGCGTAAACAATAAAGCTGTGATTAATTCGATGACTTTAGACACGAAACCTATATCTTTGGAAAGCCTAGATGTCGCCACAGGAAGAAGCACCGGGACAGTCGTGTATGTTTCACAAGTCAATTTGAACAGTGATGGGACAGTAAAAAGCGTAAAAGGAGATAGTAAAACTTTTGTGACAGGACTGTCTTATTCAACGATTCAATATTTGAAATGGAGTTGATGATATGGACGATATAAACGGAATGACGCTTGCGCTCGGAAATGCGCTTATTCTTCTGGACGATGTTCAAACGTCGGGAAGATCAAACCTTGACCGTTTGCTAACGGCAATGCAACAAATCGATAAGGTAAGGAGAACCCTTTTAAGCGTGAAGGAGGAATCCGCAAATGAAAATCACGACGAGCAAAGGCAAGACGCTTGATGCAAACTGGGCGTTCGGCCCAACCAGCGAATCCGGAAGTCTGATGATCGAGATCCCCGGCAATCGTCGCCTGTCGGAAATTGCCGCTGATTTCGAGGACAACAGCAGGATTGAGAAGACAGACGAGACGAAACCCGGCGTGACCGAAATCTATGAAGGATTTACCGAACTTGCAGCCATCCAGCGCAACAAAAACGGCAGCGTGCTTGTAAAGCTGGCAAAGGAGTGATGGCCTTGAATCTCGGCGTATTCAAGCGCAGAGTTGACGTTGACGCTGAAATCCAGATGACCCCGCTAAAGTCGCTGTATGCGTCAGGTGACAAGGACGCGCATATTTTCGAGCTTTCTTTCTATCGAGGCGCTCAAGAAATGGATTTGAGCGGCGCAAGCGCTCAGGGCTATTTTATCCGTGCAGACGGGTATACCGTTCCCATCGTGGGAGCGATCAGCGGCAATGTCGTGTCCCTCACGCTTTCGGAGGGCTGCTATTACGTCGTCGGCAACTTTAACCTCATCATTAAGGTTTCCATCGGTGAAAGCCGCAAGTCGGTATTTTGGGGAAACGGCTATGTCGTGCGCAGCATGACAGACGCGATTGTCGATGAGGAAAACGTTATTCCGTCGCTTGATGAGCTTCTGGCGCAAATTGCCGCCGCAGAATCGGCAGCGAAGGCTGCAAGCACAGCTGCAACCGATGCAAACAACGCGACCAAGGCCGCGCAGACGGCGACGACCAACGCCAACGCAGCAACTAAGGCGGCAAACACAGCAGCCACGAACGCAAACAACGCGACCAAGGCCGCGCAGACGGCGACGGACAACGCCAACGCAGCAACAAAAGCCGCAAATACCGCCGCTGGAAAAATCGACAACATGACTGTGCAGGCATCCGGTCTTGAAGCGGGCGCTGCACCGACGGCAGACTTGTCGCTTGTGGACGGCCATTATAATCTGTCTTTTGCTATCCCAAAGGGAGACAAGGGAAACACGGGCGCGACTGGCGCAACCCCGAAAATTACGGCCAAAGTTGTTACTGGCGAGGCGGGCACACAAGCAAGCGTCACCCAAAGCGGCACGGCGGAGAACCCGGTTATTACGCTGACCATCCCACGCGGCGACACGGGCAGCATCGACAATCTCGCGGAGAATGTGGCGCTTGAGATCGCCAAGTATAATTTTGGACAGCCGTACAACCTGCTGGACAACAGCGACTTTGCCCACCCGATTGCGCAGGCGGGCGTGAACGGGGCGCACGGCGCGACCGGGTATGCTGTGGATCGCTGGGAGGTGACAACAGGTGCGACGGTTTCCCTTGTCTCGAATGGTTTGAAAGTTGTATCCGACAAATCGAACTGGACTGCTGGTATCCAGCAGAAAATCGAAGCAAAACGATTTGTTGATACGATGACGCTTGCGGTGCATGGCATTTTCCCAGTTGCATGCAGATTATATGCATATATCGGCAGCGGTACTGTAAATTTTGGCGATCCTGGCTATTTTCAAGGTGATCCGGCAGAGCGCACATTGGTTCTAAAGTTGACGAAGCCCAGCGGTCTAACCGGTGATGAAGTGGTGAACATTTATATTTCGCCTGATACCGGTAGTACGGGAACGGCAGCAATCGTTCAGTGGGCAGCCCTGTATGAGGGCGAATACACAGCGGAGACCCTGCCGCCGTATGTGCCGAAGGGATACGCGGCGGAACTGGCCGAGTGCCTGATATACTATCGCAAGATCAAGGCCAACAACGAAACGTTCCCCGGTTATGCTGCAAATGGCGTGGCCTACGCGTTTATTGCACTAACTCAGACGATGCGGATTTCACCGACCGTAACGGGTGGTGGCAAATTTTACTACACGTTGGGCAGCGCGCAGGGAACGACGACCGAGACGGCCACAGCACATAACGCAAACGCAAACCGCGTCGTCGTCAAGTGCGCGGTTGCCGTGACGGGAATCTGCACCGGCGTGATTACGCCGCAAGGAGATATTGACATTTCTGCCGACCTGTAAAGGAGGGATGACATGGACACAGAGAGCTGCAAGGTGCTGGTGCAGACCGACGACGCGGGGCGCGTGACGGCGATCAACAGCGACGCGTTTGTGAGCGGCGACGGCTGGACACAGATTGACGAGGGCGAGGGCGACCGATACCGGCACGCGCAGAACAACTATCTGCTCAAGCCGCTCACGGATGAGCGCGGCGTGTACCGCTACAAGCTCGTTGACGGGCTGGTTGCGCAGCGGACACAGGCCGAGATGGATGCGGACTTTGACGCGCGGCCTGCGCCCGAACCGACAGCTGAAGAGAAGGAACGCACGCTCCTCAAAGCGCAGATTCAGGCGCTCAGCGACCGAAACGATTTTGTAGAAGACTGCATGGCCGAGATGGCAGGAATTGTGTATGCGTGATCTGGTCATCTGGACGATGCTGAAAATCATGGGGAAAGGGGGTGAAACAATGATGGCGATGTTTTTTGCGCAGCGCGTAATCCTTGGCAAGACCGAGTTTAAGGATGTCCCGGCCAAACTCAAGGCGAAGGTCAAAGAGTTGCTGGTGGACGCGGGTCTGCCGGAGCTGGCGGAAGAGTAACCGACAACGCCCCGCCCGTGTGAGCGGGGCAAACTTTTAAGAAAACAAGTGGATGTGTGTTTTGTTGGCCTCAACAAAACACAAGGATGCTAATTTGAGCTTGAGTTAAACGAGGGAGAGAACGTGATGCGTGATATCATTCTGGCGCTTGACCGTTTTGGCGATCAAGCGCTGCTGCTTGGCCGTGTCGGCGAAAATCGCGCGACGCGGGTGCTGGTCGACCTGAAAAGCATATTGAGCCAATATCCGGATGCTATTGCGTCGATCACGGTCAAGCCGCCTGGCCGGGCGGAGTATCCGGCGGTGGTGAAACAAGAGGGCGGTATCCTGACGTGGGAGATCACGCGCGCGGATATCGGCGATAAAGCCGGAAGCGGGCAAGCCCAAATCACAATCCGAGACGCGGATGGCACGGTCATCAAGACTGCGATTGCCTGTACGCGCGTCGGTGAGTCTCTTGGCGACGCAACTGCCCCAGCGCCTGATCCGGTCGAAACATGGATCGACAAAGCAACTGGCACGCTGGCCAACGTTGAGCAGGCGGGAAACGCCGCGCAGGCGATCGCGGACGAAGTACAGCAGCGGTTGGATAATGGCGACTTTGTAGGGCCGCAAGGCCCGCAGGGACCCAAGGGCGAAAAAGGGGACAAGGGGGACAGGGGCGCAAAAGGCGAACCGGGCAAGGATGCTGTCATCGACGCGACGCTGACCCAGGAGGGCGAGGCGGCGGACGCGGCCGCAACGGGAAAGCGGCTGGCGGAAATCGAGAAGACTGTTGCTGAGAAGGCCGACAAAGCGCGCCAGAATATCTTGATCGGCACCGAAACGGGCAATCCTGTATCTGTCTCTGACGCTTTTCCCGCGCCGCTGTGCGGGCTGACCGTGTACGGCAAAAGCACGCAGGACGGCACACCAAGCCCGGATAACCCGGTACCGATTGTGAGCGCGGGAGACGGCGGGACAATCTTGGTGACGGTCGGCGATGGTGCAGATGGACAGCGGACGATCACACTGCAAACGCCGAATGGCCTGCGCGGCATCCCTGTCACTTCTGGCGGCAACTACACTGACCCGCAGGGACAGCAGTGGATTTGCGACGAGGTGGACTTGAAGAGAGGGGTGAAGGTGCAGAGGGTAAAAGCGAAAGAGCTAAGTCCCAATGATGCATGGGCATACAGAAAACTAGATAGCGGGAACAACAACTTCCAAGAGCGTATTTATGATGCAGATGTAGCCCTTACAAGAAAGCCGTGTTTTTGCAATACACTGCGTTATACAAACAATAGGTGGGACGATATTCCGCAGAATTTACCTAAGATATATGCAAACAATCAAGAGATTACTATCAGCTTTCCGCCAAACTCGGAATACTCGTCGCTCGAAGCCTTTAAGCAGTTGCTGGCGAATGTGAAATCCGTTATCTACTACGCCCTCGCCACTCCCATTGAGACCCCGCTCACACCTGCTGAAATCGCCGCTTACAAAGCCCTCACCGCTTACGCGCCTGAGACCGTGGTGCAAGCCACAGACGGCGCGGGGGTAAAGCTGGCATATCAGCGCGATGTGAACATCGTAATCAAAAATCTTGAGGACGCGATTGCGTCTATGACTACAACCTAAAGGAGGACTGACTATGGCAATCAAAAGCAAAGCCCGGCACGACCTGACCCTGCGCTCCATCAAGCGCGAGATCGCCGCCGGGCGAGATGTGGCCTATTGGCTGGACAAGGCATACACTCATCTTGATAATGGGCTGCTCACCGATGCGGATATCGGAGAGATTGAAGCCCTTGCGCAGGCGTATTATGATGCGCTGGATGCGGAAAACGCAAAGGAAGAGGCTGACGACGGCCTTTCAATCGTCTAAGGAGGCAAAACCATGATTATTCTTGGCATCATCGTCGGCGGCGCGATCATCTTCGCGGTCGGCTGTCTGGTTGGCCGCTTCATCCGCGCGGGAGGTGCGTGGGACGAATGAAAAGCAAAAAAAATATGAAATGCAAAGAAAACAGGCGCGGAAATGGGCCATCGAGTACATTGCTGACTACCTGTACAGCTGGGGCATCGAACCGACGGAAGAAAACATCCGAAAGTATGCTTTAGCCCGCAGAAGGACGCTGAAACAGTTCCATCGGACGCGAGGGCATTTGCTCGGATAAAAACGAAAGGAGGAAAAGCCAATGATTAAAACAAGCGAGGCCATCCGCGCGGCGCGGGCGCTGATCGGAACGCCTTACAGCGAGCTGGACTGCATCAACCTCATCAAGAAGGTCATCCGCACAGCGCCGGGCGGCAACAAGCGCTACACGACGGCGGGAACAAACGAGCTTTGGAACAGCTATGACAGCGTGCCGAAGTATCGCCATTTGATCTGGCGGCAGACGGGGATTTCCGGCGCGAAGCCTGGTATGCTGGCGTTCATGGGCGTGGGCACGGGCGACGTGGACCACACCGGGTTGGTGACGGAGCGGGGCACGGTGATTCACTCAAGCAAGAGCCGGGGATGTGTGGTGGAAACTGAGCTGACGGAAAAGAACGGCTGGAACGGGCTTGGGGTGCATCGGATGATTGCAGTCCAGGACGATAGCGAGGAAGGAGGTGAGACCATGTTTGGCAATGCAACGGTGAACATCACCAGCGGATATCTCAACATCCGCGAGGGCGCAAGCACGCGGTCAAAGATCATCGCCAAGGCCGAGAACGGCGCGCGGGTGAACATCATCCGCGAGGCGGGCGGCACGGGCTGGGTCTTCGGTGCGCTGGAAAGTGGCGAGGCCGGGTACATGTCCAGCGAGTATCTGGTTGAGGATGCGCCGCCGGAAAGTGGAGATCAGGGCGAGACGGGCGGCGAAGCGCCGAACACGACGACCCTGCGCAGGAACGACGGCGTGTATATCACGCTGGCGGGAAAATGGACGATTGCGGAGGATTGACCGATGACTCTACAAAAGCTGCTGGACGGCTTGCAAGCGGCTGTCACGACGCACAGCACACTGACACTCGTTCTGGTGTACATTACGCTTAACCTGATCGAGATTTCACCGATCAAGGTGCATCCGCTGTCATGGATATTTCGCGGTCTGCGAAAGGCGCTCGTTGGCTCATTGGAGGAGCGCATAGGGCGGATTGAGGCAAAAAATGACCTTGAATTTGCTAAAATCTCCCGCGCCCGCATCCAGCGGTTTGCGGATGAGCTGTACTACCGAACGGATTTGAGCCACTCACGGCAGCACTTTGAGCAGGTGTTTGACGATATCAATGCTTATGATGCTTATTGTGAGTCACATCCGCAGTTTGCGAACCACAAAACGATAGAGGCAACCAATATCATCAAAAACACTTATCACAAGTGTTTGGAAAACCACAGTTTTAGATGACAATATGACAATGCCCGACTGAGAGTCGGGCAGGAAGGAAAGCTAGTATGAGTAACATTGACTTGACCCCCATCTTTCAGGCGCTGATCGTCCTCGTGGCCGCGCTGATTACGCGGTATGTCGTCCCGTGGATCAAGGCCAAGACGACGCTTGACCAGCGCCGGGAAATCCGCGACCTCGTGTCTATCCTCGTATTCGCCGCCGAAAAGCTGTACACCGGCTCCGGGCGCGGCGAAGAGAAGCTGGCGTGGGTAAAGGAGCGGCTTGACGCGCACGGATATAAGTTAGATACAGATGAGCTTGTCGAGCTGGTGAACGCCGAGATTGCAAAGTTGGAGAGCACCGCGCCCGTAGTGGTCGAGGAAGCCAGCGTGTAAAGGGAGGCGGTTTTCTGTGCGCCTTGATTTTGACAGGCGCACTAAAGAGGAGATCGCCCGCCGCTGCGGCTTTGACGAACACGTCCGGCTGGGGCAGGTCTTTGACCTGCTCTGGCGTGGCTACAGCATCGTGCAGATCAGCATGACACTGGGCATGTCGCCCGCAACTGTCAGCCGCAGCATTCGCGAGATTAAAAAACGGATGTCTGCATCTATATATACAGATGATAACACCCCTGCCTGATGGCCGGGGCTTTTTTTAATGCAAAAATAAATAAAAATAATTTGCAAAATACTTGACAAGTAAATTAAAATAATGTATAATACAGGCATAAGGAACAAGGAAAACAATCAGATCGGAGGAAACAAAAATGTACAACAAGCAGATCATTATGAAGCGCGCGTGGATTATGGTCAAGCGCTTCGGCTTGAGCCTGAGCATTGCGCTCAAGGGCGCGTGGGCGCTGGCCAAGGCGCTGATCGCCGCCGAGAAGGAAGGCAAGGAAAGAGGCTGGCACTACAAGGTCGTCTGTAATGACTGGGTGAAGGGTGGCCACAATCGCACCTACGTTTCTGCGCGCATCTACACAAACGCCTGGAACCGAAAGCGCGATCTTGAGATCGGCTACATCGACAACATGACCGGCGCGCTCGTCGCCGCGTAAGAAAGGAAAAAAATGAAATATTACATTGAATGCACCGTAGACAAAAAAGACCCGCTGACTGGCAGAACGATTGAAACTGACGTTGACCTCTCCCTGCCTTATCTGGTGGATATCGAACCAGCTCGGATGAATGACGAGTGGGCGAAAGCCCGTCTCATCAGCGAGTATTGGGAAGATTTTGCCCCCGCGACGCCTGCCCCGCGTATGTGGTGGGAAACTGACAGCGGGAAAGACGAAAACAACGATTATTATACATTGATCGTATATACGGCTACTGATGACGGCGAGCCGGATTTTGACAACATGGTTGCGGGCGCGTCTATGGACGCTTGGGAAATTTGGGAGGAGAAAAAGCATGAACATTAAAGAGCTGCGCGTCTTGCGCGGATTGAAACAGAAAGAGCTGGCAGATAAGATGGGTATATCTGCCCAGCAGCTTAACAACTACGAGGGGGGGCAGAGCAACCCCGGAAACAAGATTCTGCCTGTGCTGGCGGACGCGCTGGGCGTTTCGACCGCCTACCTTCGGGGGGACGCCCAGCGGCTGGCTGTCTATGACTGGCAGACCGGGCACACGGAGGCGCTGCCCATTGTGACGGAGACGGTGCTCGACGAGTATGGTATATTTTACCTCGTCGAGCACCCGGACGCTGGTATTATGGCGGTGATCCAGTCCGAGGGCGTGCAGTTTACGCTGGCGGACTGGAAGGGTCAGCAGCCGATGACCGTTGATGAGATCGGCGGCGCGCGCTGGGTTGACAGCCGCGGAGAAGATGTCATCATGTATAAGGGGTTGCCGCGCATCCTCGTTGGCGGCGAGTTTGGCAGTAAGCGGGATCGGATCATCTAAATCCAAAAATATTGACTGACAAAAAAAGAAAGGAAGAAAAAACATGAAAATCCCAATTTACAAATCTTATGGTGTTCTGGCGCACGAATACCAGCCGGTTTATACGTGGGCATGCCCGCAGAGCGAATCCTATGATGAGATCGTCGTGGAGGTGCCAAACGTTGACGGCGAGAATTGTGATGGCGATCCGCTTGTAAATCTGGGTGACGGACTTGTTTATCCGCTTCGGATGGTGCTTGGCAACTGGGGCGACGAGCCAGCGCTTATCTGGTATGATGGTATGGTTCAGCGCCACAAGATTTTGAAAGCGTATACCAAACTATAAGATATCCCCGGCCAGAAAGCCGGGGCTTTTTGAAAAATAATAAAAATTGATTTATAAAATGATTGACAAGTAAACTGAAATAATGTATAATACAGTCACAAGGAACAAAAAACAACCTGACAGGAGGAAGAAACCATGAAAGAAAAGTACAAACAGCAGCTTTCCACCGCTGCGCGCGAAATCCTCGAACACTCCGGCCTGAGCTTTGACCTCAGGGGTGACATGATGGCCGTGTCGCCGCGCGACAAGGCCGTCAAGCTGGTCAAGGCGCATCCCGCCGAGGTGCAGGAGATCAAGGCCGCGCTCCTGGCCGAGAAGGCCGAGAAGCGCGAAACCACCGTGCGCCGTCACAATTTCCGCTCTGCGATTCCGGGGCTTAAAGAGCTTGAGGTGGCAAAAGCCGAGCAAGCGGCCTACCGCGAAGCGTTCGCGCGGGCTGTGGATAGCGGCGACGGCATCTATCCCGCCAAGCCCAAGAGCGATCCGGCAGAGCTGAGCGCGAAATACCCGATGGCGGCCGCGATGCTCCGCGCGGAAAGCTACTCCCGCGCGGCCAACTACCGCAAAGCCAGCGCAGGTAGAAAAGCCGTCGAGCGCATCCTTGACGGCGAGGACTGGGAAAAGGCCATCAGCGATATGGAGGCCGAGTGGCAGGAGGCGGTGAGCGAGCACATGTGGGACTGACAAAAAACCGATATAAAACTGACGTGCATCTGATAGGTGCACGTTCTTTTTTTGTGCAAAAATGAGGGCAGAAGCAGGTGAGAGCGTGTTTGTTCCATTTAATCCCAACCCTTTTCGTTCTCGCGTCGGCGACTGCGCGATTAGAGCGGTAAGCAAGGCCACAGGTCAAACATGGGAAAATGTATTCGTCGCGCTTTGCCTTGACGGTTTCTGCGTTGGAGACATGCCGAACGCAAATCACGTCTGGGGCGCGTATCTTCGGCGCAAAGGCTTCAAGCGTCACAGCATCCCGGAGACGTGCCCGGACTGCTACACGGTTTCGGACTTCTGCCGAGACTTTCCACGTGGCGTTTATGTTTTGGCGACAAATGGGCACGTTCTCGCGGTTGTGAACGGTGATTGGTATGACACATGGGACAGTGGCGGCGAAACGCCCATTTACTACTGGGAGGGATGATTTATGGCTTATCCGATGCAAGGCTGGCAGCAGCCATACGGCGGATATTACCCACCTATGCAAGACCAACTCGCGCAGCTCAGATCACAGCCGTACATGCCGCAGCAGCCAGCACAGCAAGCGCCAGCTCAAAATAGCGGCGGAATCATCTGGGTTCAGGGCGAAGCAGCGGCGAAAAGCTACCCGGTCAGCCCCGGAAGCGGCGTTCTGCTGATGGACAGCGAATCTTTGACGTTTTACCTCAAATCTGCGGACGCAAGCGGTATGCCGTCTATGCGAATCTTTGACTACACAGAGAGGACGGCGCCGAGACAGGCTGAGCCTTCCATGCAATCAGCCGATTATGTGACCCGCGACGACTTCAACGCGCTTGTGGCGCGGGTCGATGCGATGGCAAAAAAGCCGAACAGAAAAAAGGAGGATGCAGTCGATGAGCAACCCGCTGTTTAATGCGATGCAGGGCATGTCTGGGAATCTGCCCGGACAGATGGGACAGTTTCAGCAGATGGCGCAGGAGTTCAAGCGGTTCAAGGCCGGATTTAACGGCGATCCGCAGCAAGAGGTTCAGCGCCTGCTCAACAGCGGCAAGATGACGCAGCAGCAGTTTAACCAGCTCTACGGCATCGCGCGCCAGTTTCAAAGCCTCTTTGAAGGTCTCTAACGGCTAAATCCGTGCGCACGGTTAGCGATAAAAAACGAAAGGACGTGTGAAAATGTCTTTGACAACCTCTGAAATGACCCCTGCCGATATCGCGGCGGTAACGGGTGGAAATCGCAACAACGGTGGCATGTTTGGAGACGGGAACGGCGCGTGGTGGATCATCGTTCTGTTCCTCTTCATGTTCTGCGGCTGGGGCGGCATGGGCTGGGGCGGCGGCTTCGGCAACAACGGCGCCAATTCGCCGGGCTTCCAGGGCTACGCGACCCGCGCAGATATCAACGAAGGCTTTGCCATCAACGGCATTGACAACGGCATCCGCGCCATCCAGAACGGGCTTTGCGACAGCACCTACGCCATCACCAACGCCGTCAATAGCGGTTTCAGCGCGGCGGAGCTTTCCCGCGCCAACCAGCAGGCGGCGCTCATGCAGCAGCTCTTTACGATGCAGATGCAGCAGGCGAACTGCTGCTGCGAGACGCGCGAAGCGATTCAGGGCGTGAATTACAACCTCGCTACTCAGGCTTGCGACACGCGCAACCAGATGCAGCAGGGCTTCTGCGCCATCCAGAACACGCTTAACAGCAACACCCGCGACGTGATCGACAACCAGAACGCCAACAGCCGTGCGATTCTCGACTTCCTGACGCAGGACAAGATCGCGACGTTGCAGGCGGAAAACACCGATCTTCGCCGCGCCGCGTCGCAGGAGCGTCAGTCTGCGCTGCTGACCACGGAGATGGGGGCGCAGACTGCGCAGATCATCAACGCGCTGCGTCAGCCTGTCGCCGTCCCTGCGTATCAGGTGCCGAACCCCTACACGGGCGGTTACGGTTACGGCTGCGCTGCTAACGCCGGTTGTGGCTGCTAAAATCGCATAAGAGATGCAACTGTTCGGCGCGACCGAGCTGTTCAGCCCTGAGCTGATTCTGCAACGACGGCGGGGCGAATGTGTCCCGCCGTTTCTTATGAAAGGAGATAATCTATGGCTGAGTATACCAACGCCAGCACGGCACTTGTCGCGGCTGGCCAGAATCTACCGCTGACCGAAACGCCGATTTGCGGCTCTCCGTGCATCGTCCATCGAGAGGGCGCGGGAATCGTAACACTTCGCGGCCTGACGAACCAGTGCCGAGCGCGGTACTTTGTGGACTTCGCCGGGAACATTGCCATTCCGACTGGCGGAACGGTTGAAGCGATCTCCGTTGCGCTGACGATAAACGGCGAGACGCTGAATAGCGCCGTCGCTATCGTCACCCCTGCGGCGGTCGAGAACTATTTTAATGTTTCCGTCTCTGCGTTTGTCGATGTGCCGCGTGGATGCTGCGTAACCGCCGCGCTGAAAAACATCAGTGCGCAAGCGATTGACGTTGCCAACGCAAACCTGATCGTCACGCGGCAGGCGTGAGAAAGGAGCAAAAAATGAGCATGAAAGCGATGCGCGACTTGCGCGATATGCTTTGCGATGAGCTGGACAAAATCGCCGCCAAGCGCGACATGAACCCCGGTGACCTCGAAACCGTTCACAAGCTGACCGACACCATTAAAAATATCGACAAAATCGAAATCCTTGAGGACGAAGGGTACAGCAACAGCGCGGAGTGGCGCGCTGACGTGCGCGGAAGCTACGGGCGCAACGACCGAAGCGGCGAACATTATGTGCGCGGGCATTACAGCCGCGACGATGGACGCGAAAGCATGATGCGCAAGATGGAAGAAATCATGCGCGACGCGACCGGCGAACAGCGCGAAATCATCCGCCGCGCGATGGACGAGCTGCGCAACGCCTGACGGGCGGTGAGCGGCATTGATCGACCTGAAAGAGATCGACGAAACCATCACCAAGATCAAGCGCGAAGGGACGAGCGTGAAAGACGCTGAACGTCTGGCGGTGCTGTACGGTCTTCGGGCACACATGGCAAGCGAATCTGTGCAGGATGTGAAGGAAGCGCCCGTTTCGGCGTACTCGATGGCGGCGGAGCCGGAAAGCGAGTTCCGCGCTGCGTGTGCAGGCTTGTCGTCTGCCGAGATTGTCGATGCGCTGGAAGACACGATTCAGGGCTTGCAGATCGTCGCGCCGAAGGCATACGCGGCGGCGATCCGAAAGCTGAAAGCATATCGAAACTAGCTGTTTTTGGCGCGATTTCACACGAAATTTCACACGAAGAACAAAAAAGCTAGTAAATACAACTGGAACAAATGGGTTCAAGTCCCATCTACCGCACCAAACAGGAAATCCAGAGGCCACAAAGGTTTCTGGATTTTTTCTTTTGTCGTCTATTTTATTCAGTGTAAATT